ATATCTCAAGAAAGAACTTGGTGGGACTTGGCGTAGTGGACCTGTTAGAACGGCGCTTAGGATTGACCCTCTCCAAGCAGTTCTCGCAAGAACTATCGGTGGACGTGGGCTCGTTCAAGTTGACCGTGAACGCGGAGTTAAGGTCTGGCAAGCTCTCCGTGGTGGATGGCACTATCACATTGCACGATCTGGCCTTATCGGAACCGAACCAGTAAAGAACGAACACTCCCATCCGGGTGACGCGATGGGATACGGAGCGTCGGTTCTATTTCCTCTTGGTAAGCTTGGCCAGCCGAAGAACAACCTTGCAAGCCTTGAGCCTAAGCAGGCTGGATATGGTGGGCAACGGGAAGATTTCAAAATTGGACCACAGCGTACTGGACAACAACCCCAACATGGGAGTAAACTATGAACGAAAATGACATTGATGACATGAGCGAGGAACAGGTTCGAGACCTTCTACGAAAGATCGTTGAAAGTTTAAACCTCGCGCAAGAAGACGGCGTTTTTGGTAAAGAGAGTTGGCAAGGCTATTTGGAGATTGAGATATGAGTTTAACTATTCAAGGTAACGGTGGTCTTGGGCCTGATCGTCTTTATGATTATTCATGGCAAGGACTTGTTGCCTCCGGTGATCAAGGAACCCCAGCTACTATTCCTGCTCATGTTCGAGAGTTATCTTATCAAGTAACCGGAACCTTCGGGGCTGGAACCTTTAATCTCGAAGGAAGCAATGATGGAACTAGCTATGCCATTCTCAAAGATGTTGGCGGAACTGCGATTGCATCAACTGATACAACCGTGTGGCGGTTCGCAAATCCCCCAAAATATATTAAACCAGTGGCTACAGCAGGTTCAGCAGGAAATGTTAACATCTACATTCATGGCGCAGCGGTCGGCTAATGGCTGATACATTTGATGATAGCAGCTTAAAATCTCGTGAAAGCACCGTCGATGCGCCGACACTTGAGCCGCAAGGTGGTGTAAACTTTCCGAACGACCATGATCCTAGGGTTGCAGGAGATCGCGGCGTTGATAGAACCGCTGAAATCGTCGCCACGCTTCAAGATTATTGGCGGGAAGCGGATAACAACCGCAAGGGAGGTATGAACCCTCGCGATAGTAAGTGGCAGGAGAACCTAGACCTATACTGGAATAGATATGACTTCTCTTCCAAGCAGAAGTGGCAGGCGATGGAGAGTATGCCAGAGGTTCCGAACTTCGTAGATCGCTTCGCTGCTGCCCTGAAGGAAGCTCTGATCCAGACGCCGGATGGTTTTTACACCATCGATGACCCTGCCGACGAGGAAGGGGACCTTGGAGAGGCGATTAAGCGAGTAACTGATGTATGGTTGACGACCGCAGGCCGCAATCAAACAGGCCAACTCCTTCCTTTCTCCGCAGTTTTCGAAGAGCAAATGAAGATGGGGGCCATTATGGCATCCGCTTCAGTCACTACATGGAAAAACGATGTTAAAGGTGGGCGTGTGGCTGTTGAAAGTGTTGACCCACGAATGGTTTGGTTGGATCACACTTACCGAAATCTTTATCGCATACGGCGTGTTGAGTTGGATCGTCATGAGCTAGCCGGTATGAAGGTGATGCAGGACAGTGCTGGGAACCGCATCTTCGATGAAGTCGAGATTTCTCGCCTAGAAGGGAGCCTTCTTGAAAAAAATATTGCTGACATGCAACGAACTGGCACCGGGCAAGTCATTGCTTCGGGCCGACGACCTATTCAACTCGATGAATATATCGCCACGGTTGTTGGAAGAGATGGCACCATACTCGCAGATCGTTCCCTTATGGTCCTTGCCAATACCAATTATCTTATACGTGGCCCTGAAAAGAACCCGTTTTGGCATGGGAAGGATTGGCTCACGTTTACTCCGCTGGTTACTGCGCCTCTTTCCGTGTACGGACGCGCGTACATGGAAGACTTTGGATCAGTAGCGAAGACTTTTAACGATCTAACCAACATGATTATCGACGCGGTGCATACTTCCTCACTTAAAGCTTTCGCGATGGTGCCGAGTATGTTACTTAATCCTAATCAGGTAGCGGAAGGTATCTCCCCGAACAAAATTTTTATGATCGAAGATGGTTATAAAGCATCAGACTTCGCGGAAGAGCTTACCCTTGGTACACTTTCAGCCGATGGCGTTACTGTTTGGAAGGCGATGAAAGAGGAGCTTACAGAAGCGGCAGGTATCAATGAAATCGGATTGGGACAGTTCGCGCCTAAAGGTAGAACATCTGCTACAGAAATCACTGAAACACAGCAATCATCGTCCGCTCTTGTTCGATCTGTGGCTCAGACGGTAGAGACGCGCTACCTCGATCCGACGCTTGATCTTATCTGGAAAACAGGAATGCAACACGCCGAAGCCAACAACAAAATGTTAATGTCGGCGGCAGGAGATGAACTTTGGCAAGCGATGATTGGATCACGGAGAGAACTTATCAAGCGGCCTATTACATTTCAGGCACGAGGTATTACGCAGATCATCTCGCGTAGCCAACAGCTAAAAACATTGATGGGTATTCTTGGTGTAATCGGCCAGAACCAAATTCTGATGCAAGCGTTCTTAAAAGAAGTTGATATCACCAAACTTGTTAATAAGATTTTCTTCCTATCTGGAACTGATCTTTCCAAACTCCAACCCACGGCTCGTGAGAAGATGATTGCTTCTCTCGCAAATCCGATCCAGCAGGCACAGCAGCAATCATCGGGAGCCCCGCAGGCCCCTCCTCAAACCCAACAGGCTCTTGGCGGAGCGGTGAAAGCATTAGGAGTAGGACATTGAGAGCAGAAGACCTTGGAGCGATCCGCGTTGGAGCGGAAATGCAATCTATGAAACCCTACATGGATTTTGAAATTGAAGGATTAAAAAAAGCTGTTGTTTCATTTGTCCTTGGGGCGATTAACAATGGTACTCTCACCCCTGAAATCGCCTTCGCAAAATGGACTGAATATGCGTCTTATGTGAAGCTTCAGCAGAAGATCGACCAGCGCATTCGTATTGGGCAAAGTGCTGGACAGGAAAAGCCCGACCTTGACTTTATTCCTAAAGTCGGCTATACATCAAATCCAACCACCTAACGGAGAAAACTATGGCGATCACTCGCACCCCCAAGAATTTTGAAAGTCCCGAACATCAGCTTTTCGATACACCTATCGCGGAGACGTTCGAGGATAACGATGTTCGTGATATAAAGACCGAAGAGAAAGATGACAAGTACGAAGCTCTAGCGAAACAGCTTGCAAATCTTCAGTCCGAGATGGCCGAAACCCAACGGGCTAACATGGCCCTCCTTTCGCAGAACACCGGGCGCTCCCAAGTCGAAACTTTCACAGAAGTTAAACCTGAAAGCGTAGCCTTGCCCGATCCTGCGCTCGACCCTGACGGATATGATCGAGCCCTCGCCCAGCGACAGAATATTCGAGCCGAGAACCAGCGCCGACAGAACGACATTCAAGCTCGCCGTCAACAGGAAGCGTCAGATAAAGTTGCTGATCTTTGGGAAAACTTTCAGGAGAAATATCCCAATATTGCCGATGACCAAGATCGCATCGACTTCATTGCGTCATCTCTCGCGAAGCAGGCTCAACGCCGTGGCCTCGATCTTGAACGCTATATGTTTGTCACCGCCGACAAGTTCATGGATGATGTTGCAAACAAGTATTATGAAGTGTTTGGTGAACCTGAAGGTGATAATGAAAACGATCTTGAAGATGCTCCACGTCAGCGCCGTTCTTCGTCTCGTGATGACACTCGCCGTCCTTCCCGCCGTCGCGACCGGCAGGAGAACGAACCTGTGGGCCGAACGAGCGGGGTATTCGGAGGTAATGAAAGCGGCGGACGGCCCGGTGGACGCGGACGAGAAGATGATGACGAACGCGGTCCAGATATGATCGATGATATTCAGCAACTCCAATTAAAAACCGGATTTTTTTGATCGATGCTTCTTGGACTATGGATCGGTTTTGCGATTGGAGCTTCAATCTTAGCGATATCGATCTACGCTCTGCGGAGGGGTTGACTTTATTCCTAGCGTTGTAGTATCATTACGTCAACGCGTTAACTCTTTGAGAGGTAAATTATAGCATGGCTTGGAAATTTGACGCCCCTACGGGCACGTACCGCAACTTCACTCTTAGCCGAGACCTTCGACGTGAGAGTATGTTCGACACACAGTTTATGAAGTTTATGCGGGCAGAACCCGGCTATGGCAAGAACAAAGGTGAGAGCGTTACTATCACCCGTATCTTGCAGCTTCCTCTCGCGCAGCGAGTACAGGAAACTGATCGACTTCCCTCCGGTCGCCCTGCCTTGCAGACCAAACAGGTAACCGTCAGTTTCCTGTACTCGCTGCGCGAGAGGA